CTATGTTTATCGCAAAGACGCGTTCAACAAGGTAAAACTGGCTTGAAACTGGTGCTAATATGCACCGCAGCCTTCGGACAGGGGCCTATCTGTCTGCTTCATGGGGATATCCATGCTGGAATTCACTGAAAACCTGCTGCGAGAAATTCGAAGACTGCGTGAGGACACGTATTCGATGATCATTAGCGGCGGTGTTCGCGACATGGAGCAGTACAGGTTCCTAATGGGCCGGTTGGAAGGCTACAAGTTCGTGGAAGAGGCTGTTCAGTCCCTTCTGCGCAAGGCCGATGACTAGCAAAAGGACCTTTTGATGGAAATGACTGCTCTGGAAAAGAAGTGGGCGGAGGAAAAAGCCGCTCACGAGCCAGTTTTGGACGATGCTTACACGACAGACGGGAGTCTGAACGTGGAAAAGCTCGAGGAATCGGTCTTAGACCGTATTCCGAAGCCAACTGGGTGGCGAATTGTCATTTTGCCGTACCGCGGCGCTGAGAAAACCAAGGGCGGTATCGTCCTGGCCGATCAGACGCGTCAACGCGAGCAGGTAGCGACAGTCTGCGGGTATGTTTTGTCGGTTGGCGACCTTGCGTACAAGGATGAAGCCAAATTCCCGAATGGAGCATGGTGCCAGAAGGGCGACTGGGTCATTTTTGGCCGGTATGCCGGGGCGCGGCTCAACATTGATGGCGGCGAGATCCGAATCCTGAACGATGACGAGATCTTGGCGCGCATTCAAGACCCCGAAGACATCCTTCACCTGTGAGGTAAACCATGGCAAACACAGTTCCCGACACACAGCTTGAGTTTGATCTGGGCGCGGACGAAAAACCGGCCGAGATCACGTTTGACGAGCCCGTTGACTCGTCCAAAGAGCAGATGGAGACTGCCAACAGGGCAGTAACCGAGTCCCAGCCCGAAAGAGAGCAGCGCGAAGAGCTGGATCACGTCAGTGAGGCGGTCCAAAAGCGCATTGCCAAGCTGACTGCCCGCATGCGGGAGTCGGAGCGGCGCGAGCAGGCAGCTATTGAGTACGCCCGCGGCCTGCAGCAGCAGACGCAGGAGCTCCAACAGAAGCTGGTGCACACGGACTACAGCCGCCTGAACGAAGCCAAGACCCGCTTGGAGACGCAGCAGGCTACGCTGAAGGCCATCATTAAGAAGGCCCGCGAAGAGAACGACATCGACACCGAAACTGAGGCCACACAGCGTCTTTCTGAGCTGGTGATGGAGCAGCGTCAGGTTTCGGGTTGGCTGCAGACCCAAGAGCAGCAGATTCGCCAGCCGCAACAGGTTCAGCCCCCCGCACCGCCTCAGCAGGCGTATCAGCCGCAGCCTCAGCAGGCCGCAGCTCCGAGCCCCAAGGCTGAGGAGTGGGCTGCGCGCAATAAGTGGTTTGGCCAAGATCGCGTGCTGACCTATGGAGCTTGGGGCATCCACCAAACTCTTGTGGAAAACGAGGGGTTTGACCCCAACAGCGACGAATACTATACTGAATTGGATCGCCGCCTTCGGGAGGAATTTCCGAAGCGGTTCCCGGATGAAAGTCCGCAACAAACCAACAGACAACAGCGTTCCGCGCCGGCTGTTGCCCCTGCTACCCGGAGTTCCGGAATCAATAGTGCGCGCCGTACTGTTCGGCTATCCCCGAGCCAAGTTGCTATCGCTAAGAAGCTGAATGTTCCTCTCGAGGAATATGCCAAGTACGTAAAGGAGTGAAATCATGAGCGAACCCAAAATCACCATCGACCGTGCCTCTCGCGCTTCCCGCGAAAAAGAATCACGTCGCCGCCCTTGGAAGCCTCCTTCACGTCTTGACGCCCCTCCCGCCCCTGAAGGTTTTCAGCATCGCTGGATTCGATCAGAGGTCAATGGGTTTGATGACCGGCAAAACATCTACGGACGTCTCCGCGAGGGCTACGAGCTAGTCCGACTGGAGGAGTTGCCCGAGGAATACCAAGGCATGCTGCCTACCATCGAAGATGGCAAGCACGCAGGCGTGGTTTCCGTAGGCGGCTTGATGCTGGCCCGCATTCCCCTTGAAACTGTCGAAGAGCGCAATGCTTATTTCGCCCAGAAGGCCCGGGATCAGTTGATTGCGGTCGATAACGAGATGCTGCGTGAGAACGCGCACTCGTCAATGCGGATTCAGAGCCCCGAGCGGAGTTCGCGCACCACTTTCCGTAAGCCGGAGTAATCTGGCTAATCAATCTTTGGAGCTTACAAATGGCAAACGTCAATAAGCCCTTTGGATTGCGTCCCGTTGGCAACCTTTCTGCGACCGGTGCCCAAAAGCAATACGGTTATCAGATTGAGGCTGGCTACGCAACCGCAATCTATCAGGGTGACCTCGTGGTCGTCTACGACGGCTACATCATCAAGTACGACGCGGCTACCCACGTCGCCCCCACTGGCGTCTTCAACGGCTGCCAGTACAACGATCCCACTCGTGCTGACAAGCCGACCTGGAAGAACTATTACCCCGGTAATATCACTCCCAACATCGGCCAGATCGTGTGCGAAGTGCTGGACGATCCGAGCCAACTGTTCCTGATCCAGGCTGCTGGCACGATCACCCAGGCCGACATCGGCAAGAACGCTGATCCGACCGCTGCTACCTCCGGTAGCAACATCACCGGCGTTTCTGCTGGCACGCTTGGCACCCCCGCGAAGACTGCTGCTTTGACCTTCAAGATCGTTGGTCTGAGCGAACAAGCAGGCAACGCGTTGGGCCAGTACGCTGTGCTCGTCGTGAAACTCAACCAACACCAGTACGGCAGCAATGGCGTGCAAGCTGATGGAGCCTGATCATGGCAATTACCCGTTCACAACTTGTTAAAGAGCTGGAGCCAGGTCTGAACGCTCTGTTCGGTCTGGAGTACAAGCGTTACGAGAACGAGCACGAGGAGATCTTCTCCATCGAGACTTCGGACCGTGCGTTTGAAGAGGAAGTCATGCTGACCGGCTTTGGTGCAGCTCCGGTGAAGACTGAAGGCGCTGGCGTCCAGTACGACAACGCAATCGAGTCCTTCACGGCTCGCTACACCCACGAGACGATTGCCATGGCTTTCGCGCTGACCGAGGAAGCCGTTGAGGACAACCTCTACGACCGCTTGGCTGGCCGCTACACCAAGGCAATGGCTCGTTCGATGGCCCACACCAAGCAGGTCAAGGGCGCTGCGGTTCTGAACAACGGCTTCGATGCTGCCTTCCCGGGCGGCGACGGTGTCGCGCTGTTCTCGACTGCTCACCCGACCGCTCTGTCGGCCAACTTCGCCAACCGTCCCACGGTCGGCGCGGACCTGAACGAGACGTCTCTGGAGCAGGGCATCATCGACATCGCCGCGTTCATCGACGAACGTGGCCTGAAGGTGGCGCTGACCGCACGCAAGCTGATCGTTCCGAAGGAGCTCCAGTTCACCGCTGAGCGCCTGATGAAGAGCACGCTGCGTACGGCCACGGCTGACAACGACATCAACGCGATCAAGTCCATGGGCCTGATCCCGGAGGGTTACTCTGTCAACCACTACCTGACTGACGTCAACGCTTGGTTCCTCATCACTGATGCCCCCAACGGCCTCAAGATGTTCGAGCGTTCGCCGATCAAGACCGCCTTCGAAGGCGACTTTGACACCGGTAACGTCCGTTACAAGGCTCGCGAGCGTTACAGCTTCGGCTGGAGCGACCCCCGCGGCGCCTACGGCTCTCCTGGCGCCTAATCAGCGTCGGAAACCGGGAAAGGGGGCCTTGTGCCCCCTTTTCTTTTTAATAAAATGGCACATACTTCACAAAAAGGGGTAGTACGTGCCATACAAAGTCGATATTTGTGGGCTCTACAAGATCGTAAACACCGCCACGGGGCAGTGCTATGTTGGCCAGTCACAACGGGTCCAAAAGCGAATAAAAGAGCACTTTCGGCTCTTGCGGTGGAACAAGCATACCAATCCGCACCTGCAGCATGCTTATAACAAGTACGGCCCAGATGCTTTTTATGGTGCCATCGAGATTGAGTGCCAAGACCTAGAGGAACTTGACATGTTGGAGGAGCAGTTTCTGCAGGGGGAGGCATGGTTTGATGAGCCGACCGTGTACAACATCGCCGACTTTGCAAAAGCACCGATGCGTGGTAAAACCCACAACGAAGAGTCCCGCCAGAGGATTCGACTTGGGCGACGGGCAACGACCTTTGATTACCGAAGCACCGAGTACAGAAAAACTTTGTCGAATGCGCAGATGGCACGCTTTCACGGGGACCCAAATTTTGTTGCCAAGTTGAAGTTCATTCTTGACAATTCAGACCTGTCATACGCAGAACGGGCCAGACGGCTGGGATCTGACATAAGCTCAGTTCGTAGATTGGCTATCAAGTATGCACACTTGAAAGGAAACATCTAATGGCTCAGACTCGATTTACAGGCCCAGTCAAGTCCGACAACGGCTTCCTCGGCACCGTCACCGGTAACGTCACCGGCAACGTCACGGGCAACGTGACCGCCACCACGGGCACCTCGACGTTCAACAACGTCGAAATCACGGGCAATACGGGCATTGGCAACGCTGGTACCGACACCATCGGTTTCTACGGCGCCACTAAGATTGCCCGCCCGACGACGGCTGTGGCGTCTGCCACGGTGGTTGCAGGCACTGGCACTGCGGTCACCGAAGACTCTACGTTCGACGGCTACACCCTCGCCAAGGTTGTCAAAGCCCTGCGTAATCTCGGCTTGCTGACCTGATAAAGGAGGCCTGAAATGGGCTTTCAATATGACGTAAAAGCGAAAAACATGGTGGCTACCGGTGCCTCTGGCATCGGTACCCCACGTGCTCGCGTCAAAGGGATCTACGCTGTCCTTGGCAACCTTGTTGGGTCGCTGTCTTTTAGGGATGGTGGCGCAGGTGGTACGGAGCTGATCAAGCTCGACACCCCGGCCAACACCACGGGCAGCGGCTATCTTTACATCATCGTTCCCAACGATGGTGTGCGGTTTGAAGCGGATCCGTATGTGACCCTCACCAACGTCACCTCGGTGACGTTCTTCTACGGCTAAGGAGCCCAGCATGGGACGCGCAGCAAAAATGTCGATTCCTGAGTACCAAGGCGAAATGCAGCCGGGCGCTCAAAAGCAAGACATGAGCAAAGGCGGGCCGAAGCAGACGCCCCGCAAGGACTATCAGAAGCCTAGCGCCTCTGTGGCTCCTCGCGGCGTTGGCGAGGCACGTAACAAGCAGTGCAAGATGTACTGACGCATGGCCAAGTCACCTGCTTGGCAGCGGAAGGAGGGCAAGAGCCCCAGCGGCGGCTTGAACGCCAAAGGGCGCGCCTCCTACAACCGCGCCAATCCT